GGAGATTCACCTTTTGGTAAACTAATAAAATCAGTAAGTGTAATTACCGGTCTACCAGTATCACAAGTAAGAGATTGGCCTATTACAACACTAACACAGATAGCTAATGATTTTGCTGAATTAGCAGACCCTAAAGAAACGTTTCACACATTATTTGAGTATGATGGTGAGATGTATGGATTTGCTAATATTAAACAAACATCGGTAGGTGAATGGATTGACTTAGAAACATTTACTAAGAATCCAGAAGGTAACCTACATAAGATAGCAGCGATACTGTATCGACCTGTAACAGATCATCGCTTTGGTAGTTTAAAGTGGGCGGTTAAGAGTCATGTTAAATCGTTAAGAGACTCTATAGAGAACCCATTTGATTACTACACCATAGAAAAGTACGATAGTGATAAACTCGATAAAAGAGCAGATAAGTTTAAAAACCTTCCAGTAGATATAGTGTTAGGCGGTGTTAGTTTTTTTTTAAGCACTGCAAGCCTATACTTGAATCATATTCAATATTTGGAGGGAAACATGTCGAGGAGGACGAAGGAGAGACACGAGAATCAAATTCTAAGTCTTTTGGAGAGCATTGGGGGTGGTTTGGTACCCTTTACAGTCTCTCTAAGACCAACATACTTTCAATCACTGGAGACAAATCAATCACAGACTTAAACTTCTTATTTGCGTGTAACTATTTGGAGATAGATAAAGATTATAATAGAGAGGTTGAGAAAGCCGAAAGAAAGGCCCACCAACAGGCACAAATAAGAGCAAGATATAGATAATTATGGCTAAGAAAAAAATCGAAATAAACGAACCAATTCAAACACCTTCTCTAACAGAGGATAAACCTATCGAAACACCAACAGTTAACGTAGTAAAAGATCCTTTAGCAGATAAAGTAAAAGCGTTAAGAGATAAAGGGTTTGATGACAATAAAATAGCTGCAACATTAATGATACAAGTAAGTACGTTAAATGACTACAAATAACCTTACATACCGTCAGATAGTAAACGAGTTTCAAGCTGCTTGTAATGCACATTTACAGATAGCCAAATTCGATAGTGGTACTTTAGATTATTTAGATGCTAATGCAGTAAATAAATTATACCCTTACATCTATCTAAGACCTACCGGTGCTAACTTAACTGATAGGACAAGAATATTAAACTTCGAATTATACAGTTTAGATATACCTAAAGTATCTGATGGTAGTAATATAGAGGTAATATCCAATACTGAGATTTATATCTATGACTTGATGGCTTGGTTTAACTTCGGTCAGACTAACATACAACAAACATACGATATTACTCTTCAGAACATATTACCCGTCAATGAAGCATTTCAAGATAGAGTATTTGGTTGGGTTGCAACAATAAATGTAACAACACCATTTAAATTAGATTACTGTAGCTATCCTACAGGTTCAATATGATAGGTAAAAAATTACTTGATGGGTTAGAAAGATTCGGAGAATTAGCTGCCGAAAATATGAGAGTTGCCTTAAAAAGAGGTAAGAAAGACTCTACAGGTGATTTATCTAACAGCATTAATGTAACAACATCTCAGACAGGTGATGTAGTAGATATAGCCATCAATATGGAATACTACGGACAGTTTGTAGATGAAGGTAGAAAGAGAGGATCTTTTCCTCCACCACCGGCTATCAAAAAATGGATAAAAAATAAACCAATAAGATTAAAAAAGATATCTCTTGATAGTGCAGCATTCCTTATAGGTAGAAAGATCAAAGAGAAAGGTATTACACCTTTTCCTTTCATAGAAAGATCTATCGATGCTGCATTTAATGAAGGAGAAGACATTATATTAGACGCTATGGAAAACGAAGTAGCATTTACAATAGAGGAATCATTTAAAAATAACCCAAACTTTAAGTAATGGCTTACAGTATAACCCAACAGCCAACCACACCAAACGTAACGTATACAAATCTTGTATATGTAGTTTCTTCTTCTGCTTTTGCCTCACCACAATTTCAATATGTGATGGATGTAAAACAAGGAGGTGACCTTTTAACAAGGATAAAACAATATCCTAATCCATATGGTGTTGGTGTATTTGACCCATCAAGAGTTTTAAACGATTACCTCGAATATGATCTATCTTGGATACAGGATGACTTTACACCTGTAACATCTGTACAGTCTTTTGATATACAGTTTGGAGAAGAGTATGGTACATCACCTTCTTCTTCTATTACCGTTTATCCTAACTTAGCTTCTGATACCATAGAAGTATTTCCAGGTATAGTTGACCCTAATAACGGTATATCTTATAACTGGTTAGATAGTGGTTCAGCTGTATTACTTACTGACAGACCTTCTAACATACCTGTATCTTCTACAGATATCTTTTCTATTACAGCATATAACGGAACAGGTACATCTAAGACTTTATCTATAACAGGAGGTGAAGGAGGAAGTGTTCCTGCTGGAGAGTTTAAACAGTTTACATTAACTCCATCTTCTGATAAGACTATAACATATAACGGTACATCTATAACCGTACCTGTAGAAGAGGATTGTAACTATGATAGAGTAAACTTTGCTTTTATCAACAACTACGGGTTTTGGGACTACTATGGAATTAATCTACCAATAAGAAAAGAAACATCTGTAAACAGACAAACAATATTAAAACCTTTTGTAAACTATAGTTCCAACCTTTCACCATATAACGTTAACCGAAGAGGTATTGATACATATAATGTAAAGTATACTGATGATTATGTAGTTACCACACCTCCTATTTCTCAAGACCATGCAGAATGGTTAACACAACTTTTAGAATCACCAGAAGTGTTTATACAGCAAGGTGTACAGTTTGTACCTATCGAGATTTCAAACTCTACATACACACATAATACTAACCGTAGAGGACAAAAACTTTTCCAATACGAGATACAATACAGATACGCTAACCCAAGACAAGCACGATAGATGGCAAATATCATCCTAAGAGTAGTATTTGAAGGAACGACATACGACCTGGATATCCAAAGTGATATACCATTACGTCTTGATGTGTCTGCTATCGAAAATGATAGGTTAGGTTCTTTCTTTGGTGTAGGTTCTCAAACATTTGATTTACCAGGTACCAAAAAGAACAACAAGTTCTTCAAACATGCTTACGAAATAGGAGCAACAGATATACCTGCTTTTTATAATACCATACAGGCTTATGTTATCTATGACGGAGAGACGCTTATACAAGGTCAGTTACTACTGTTAGAAGCTTTAACCGATCAAGAAGGGTATGTTACTTATAAAGTACAGATATCAGATCAGGTTGTACAGTTTAAAGATGCAATAGCTAATAAACTCATAGCTGAAGGAGATTGGTCAGCTTATACACATACATTAACATCAGCATCTATTGTAGATAGCTGGTCAGGTAACCTTTTATCTGGTTCAGTATTTTACCCTTTATGTGACTTTGGATCTGATTCTAAAGCAGATTGGCCTAACATACCAAGAGTGGCTACAGGTACTACACCAGGGTATATCACAACAGGATCTACACCGATGCAGGCTAAACAGTTTTTACCTGCCATAAGAGTTAAAGATACGTTAGATGTTTTATTTGATCAGGTAGGTTTTACATATACAGGATCTTTTGTAACAGGATCATCTTGGGAAAACTTATATATATTACCTAAAGCAACAGAAGGTTTAGGAGCAGGTGATGCTCAGTTTAACGGTTTAGAAGGTGTAGGAGGTACAGTTATGCCTCAGATGACATCAGGTACAACTTATGTGTTAAACGTTCAAGCTTATTCTGATCCAGGAGGAAACTTTAACAACAGTACAAACACATATACAGTTCCGGTAAGTGGTGACTATACCATGTCAGCTACTTTTACATATATTACCAACCCAGTTGGACCAGGTAACACTCCGGTACAGTTTGAACTACAGTTCTACAGAAACGGATCACCTATAGGAGTATATGATGTAGAACAGTTAAACTATCTTGATGCTCCTATAACACAAACCTTACCTGCCCAGACATATGCTTTAACTGCTGGTGATGTTATAACATGTAGGTTAACAGCTTTTTATAGTGGTACCCAACTACAATCTTTTCCTTTTAGATCTACATGGTCTTTACCTAACAGTTCAGCTCCAACAACATACGAAGGTACTACGGTTAATATGGCCAACCAATGGGATGCTCAAACAAAAAGTTTAGATATCTTAAAAGGTCTCATAGAACAGTTTAATCTTGTTCTTACACCAGTATATAACGAAAACAATAAAATATCGATAGATACGTTCGATCAATGGATGTTACAAGGTAGATTCATAGATTGGACAGATAAATTTCAAACAGCTGAAAGAGTTGGTATAAGACATACAGTATCTGAACAACAAAGAGAAATAAAACTTGCTAACGTAGAAGACAGTGATAGATTTTCTAAAGTAGCTCAAGAAGATACACCAAACTTTCAGTACGGTACCTTACGTCTATTATCACAAAATAATATATCACAGGGAGATAAAAATATAGGTACTTTATTTGCTCCCACTGTATTAGGTTCAGAGATACAATCAGGAAGTGTTGACGAACAAGGTAATCCAACATTTAATCTTAACCTTGCTTCTTCTTTTGTATTTCCTCACCTATATAAGTTTGAAAACGCAGAACAAAAGGCGTATAAATTTAAACCACGTATAGGATATAAAGCAACCAGTACTTTACCTGTTCCCATTTATATAGGTCTCCCAGTAGAAAATATTGAAGTGACAGGACAGTATGCTACACTATCGAACGTTTCGGAGATACCTTCTGTTACAGGTAGTACCTTGGATTTACACTTCAACAACACCTATGTACCTTTTACCGGTGGTGTAAACGTAGTATCTGGAAAGACAGTATATACACAATATTGGAAAACATACATTGATAGCCTTTACTGGGATGAAAGTAAAAAGGTTACTTTAGATATAAAGTTTAATCAACAGGAGTATAAAGATATAAGATTAAACGATAAAATTTTTATAAAAGACCAATTATACCGCATCAATAAGATTAGCGGTTTTAACATTTCTAATAAAGATGTAGCTACGGTACAGCTTATCCGTTTATATCCTGCTTATTATACAACACCAGAAGTACCTGTAGGACCTACCACAACAACCACTACATCTACAACTACAACAAGTACCACATCAACTACTTCTACGTCTACCACGACTACAAGTACTACGGTACCAACCACAACTACGACTACCACATCAACGTCAACCACAACAAGTACTACAACCGTTCCTACAACCACAACGACAACCAGTACTTCTACAACGACAACAACTACGACGTTCTCTTGTAACTGTTACAGCTACTACATCGAGAACTACGATCTAAGTCAAACGTTGACATTCCAGTATCAAGATTGTTCAGGTAGCATCATCCAAGATAATGTTGTTCTTCCGGATACAACAACTCCAAGCTTCTGTGCTTGTTCAGGTTCAGTACAACGTCAAGGTGGAAGTTTAGCTTACGACATCATCTTAGATTGGGAAGGATGTGGTCCAGAACCAACCACTACTACAACAACATCTACAACTACTACGTTAGATCCTTTAGGATGCTACGAATGGGAGGTAGAGTGTTTAACACCAGGTGGATGTTTGGTACAATATACTGATTGTAATGGTGATGCTCAAGAGTTTACAGCTCCTTTCGATCAAGCAGGACTTATTTGTGCTCGTCCTACTCCAAGTATAGCAGGAGGTGTAGTTACCTTGACAGGAACTTGTGCTACAACAACTACATCTACAAGTACTACAACCACCACAACAACATGTGCTGATTGTTACACGTACTATATCGAAAACTATGACCTGGGTCAAACGTTAACTTACCAATATCTGGATTGTTCAGGAAGTATGTCTTACGATAACGTTGTGTTACCAGATACTACAACACCAGATTTCTGTGCTTGTTCTGGATCAGTTGAGAGACAAGGAGGATCGTTATCTTATGATATCGTATTTGTATGGGCAGGATGTGGACCAGAACCTACAACAACATCTACTACCACAACAACTACAACCATAGATCCAACAGGATGTTATGAGTATGAGTTAGAATGTTTAAACCCTGGAGGATGTAATGTTAGTTATACAGACTGTGATGGTAATCCACAATCATATAGCTTACCTTACGAAGCTGTTGGTCTACAGTGTGCTCGTCCTACACCAACTATTACAGGAGGAACGGTAACACTTACAGGACCATGTACAACTACAACAACAAGTACTTCGACCACAACAACAAGTACAACGTTACCTCCTACAACAACTACATCTACAACAACCAGCACAACGACGGTTGATCCATACTACTACTACTTTGCTCAACCATGTGGTGGTGGTTCAACAGTATACTTTAGATCTCTAACGATATACAACCCAGGAGAATCTGTACAGATAGCAGGATATGGTCTAACATGTTAAGAAGTTGGTTCAGAAGGAGCACCTACAAACACAAACGATGTTATTAACTCGTACATAGATTGTAATGCTTGTAACCCACCAACAACTACTACAACAAGTACTTCTACAACCACAAGTACAACTACATTATCAACAACATACTATTACCTAAGATATTGTGATAGTGGTAATCAAGTATTCTGTGGAGGAAATCTACAAACTTTATCAGACCAAGTAGGTAACTGGTCAATAGGAAACTCATTCTACAATACTTGTGTAAGTGCTTGTACATACCTTGATACAGTAGCACCACAAGGCAGTATATCTGGTAATGTAGATGGACAAACTGTAACAAGATATAACAGCTGTGCTGGTTGTACACCACCAACAACAACGACTACAACATCAGCTCCTACTACAACAAGTACGTCAACAACGTCAACAACTGCTGCTCCTACTACGACATCTACATCGACAACTACAACTACTACAACACAAACACCAAACGCTTATATAGCAGAACGTAACGATGGAGGAGATTTAGGATTTGTAGGACCTTATGGAGGATATAGTCCAGGAGATGAAGTACTTGTTAACGATGGATCAGGACAATGTTGGACTTTAGGTGCAGCGGTATATAGCGGAACTATAGACTACTTGATAACAGGAGCTTGTCCTCCACCTACAACTACAAGTACAACAACTACAACTACAACATTAGCTAACTGTAACCAATTCTTTAGCTCAACATCTGGATATTCAACATCAGCAGCAGCTTGTAGTGCAACAGCTCCAACAAGAAGAAGACATGACGGATCTGGATTTGAACCAACCATAGGAGATACAGTATACTCTAACGTAGATTGTTCATCAACGTTTAACGGAGGAGGTAACTGGTATAAGACAGGAGATGGAGCTGCGATACAGATAGGACCAACTGGTATAGTAGTAGATGAGGTATTTTGTTAACAGATAAAAAACAGGCAGATGATATATTTAAGTTGTCAACCAGCCATACCAAGGTATACATGGGAGGTAGAGGTTTATGTAAATAACTTTTTAGATATGGGTATCGATCCAGCAGACATACATGTTGTGTTAGGATTAGATATAGCAAGACCAGGTATACCGATGGATTGGATAAGGTTGAAAGACCATTTTAAAGGTGTACAGTTCTTTTTTTATGATGATACAAGAGGGTTAAACAGTTATCAACCTTCTTTACAGGCACACATCTTAGAGAAACACTGGATAGCAAATCCACATCTACAGCATATGGAGATATTCTTTCATGATGCTGATTTTATCTTTACAAAACCTTTTGACTTTACACCTTACCTAAAAGATGATATATGGTATCTATCAGATACATGTTCTTATATAGGAGCAAACTATATTAAATCTAAAGGTAATCTTGTTTTCCATTCTATGTGTGGTATAGCAGGTTTAGATCCAGACTTTGTAGAAAGTCAAGAAAAAAACTCTGGTGGTGCTCAGAAACTTATAAAGAACGTTCCTACACAATACTGGAGAGATAGCTATAACTTACAGATGGAGTTATGGGAAAAGATACCTCCAATATCTAACGCTATCAAAAAGAAGAAAGATATAGCAGGAGAAAACTACATGGTTCTACAGCATTGGACTATGTCTATGTGGTCAGAGTTATGGACAGCTTGGAAGTATAACAGAGAGACACGTGTTCCTAAGGAGTTTAACTTTCACTTTGCTATCGACAACATAGATAGATGGGAAGAATATGCTTTTTTTCATAACGCCGGAGTAGTAAATGACAAATCAGGTATCTTTTTTAAAGGTATGTTTGATAGAAAGTTACCTTACGGACATGTTATCGAAAATGCTAACAAAAATGTAACCGGTTGGAAATACTTTGAGTATATACAAGAGGTAGGTAAGAAGAGCTGTTTGGTATGAAGGTAAGGTTCTCAACATTTGTAAACAACACATACTACGAACAGTGTCTTGTCTTATATAAAAGTTATCTTCTATATGAACATAAACATCCTTTCAGAGTATATAGCTGGCATACTTTAGATGAAGATAAAAGACAACATCTGAAAGATATAGGTGTAGAGGTAATAGATGTACACCAAGAAGATTGGGATTTATGGACATACTATAACCTATATGGGTTTAAATGGAAAGGTCTTATAGAAAGCGATTGTGATGTAGAGGTTCTTTTAGATGCAGATACTTTGTTTTTAGATAACCTGGATGACCTTATAGATAAACTTGAAGATCACAAACTTATAGTTGTTCCAGAATACGTTTTAACACATAGAGCAGGAAACCTTTTCAATATAGGTCTTATGGTCATAGGAAAACAAGGTAAATCCCTGTTGCAGAGAAGTGTTGAAAGGATGCTTGAACAACCATATAGGGAAGGTAAAGTTCCTAACACAGAGATGTTCTCTCTATGTGATATAGTACAAGAAGATAACGTAGATGTCTTAGAGCTTGATTTTATGCAGTATATGCATCTATGGGAGAATCATAACATACCAAAAACATTATCTGTTAAAGATGGTAAGTTTATAGTAAACAACCCAGACGGTACAAGGGTAAGATTTTACCATTTTACAACACATATAGATCCTTACCAAGGAAGTAAAGTGTTAAGATTTTCTTACGATAAGGTAAAAGCAAATAGAATGTGGTTAAAAAGGTTTAACAATCCTATGGGGTTAATTTATAACCATCTTGATATAAACGAAGATTTTAAAACAATAAAAGAAACACAAGAGTCATGGCAGATCAAATAAGATACGCACAAATAGACCCAAACGGATTATGTAACGCCGGTTGTTGGTTCTGTCCTGTTGCCTATCACGGTAACCCTACAGAGGGTGTTAATCAAATGACACCTCAAGAGTTTAGAAACATAATACAACAAATACACGATAACAAAGGAGGTATAGTATCTCCAGCTTTTAACGGTATCTATACTTCACACTATAATGAAGCTTTAATATATGCTCATTTTGAAGAAATGTTAGAAACGTTAAGAGAGTTCAAACTGGGTATGGTTGTTTTAACAAATGGTACACCTTTAACTCCGGCTAAAACAGATATAATAAACAAATACCAAGATGTAGTATGGGGTGTATGTGTAAATGCTCCTATCTGGACAGATGCTGAATTATTTGAAAAGAGAGTTAACATGAGAAAAGAACTCTTTTATAAACTTAAAGAAAACGTACAGTATGCTGCTGATAACCTTATAAACAAAAACCTATTATCTGTTCAAGTTAACGGACATGATAGACAATCAGGTGCTTTAAAAGGTCCTAAGTTTCCAGATATATCACCTACCGAACTTGACGAACAGGTAGCAGAAGCAAAGAGATTATTTCCTAACGTAAATGTATTTAAACAACCACACCTTATCGATAGGGTAGGTTTAATAGACGAATATATCTCATCTTCTCCTTTTATACAAAAAGATAAAAAGGTGATAGGATGTCAAGGTAAAAGAGATACAGAATGGTTACATATAAATGCTAACTCAGAACTTTTCTTATGTTGTAACGATTACCATATGGAACACAAATACGGTAACCTAAAAGAAAACAAGTTAGAAGATTTATGGATGAACGATAAGCATAAACAGGTGTTAGAACATGCCTGGGGAACAATATGTGCTCAATGTACATCTGCCATCTGGGAAAAATAGTATTATAAATGGTAACCAAACCATAAGGATAAAAGATATTTAATAATATGGCACAAAAGACATATACTCTTGACATAGATGTTAATGCTCCTTCGATAGGTCAGTTAGAATCTCAGTTAGAACAAGTAAACTCTGAGTTAAAGAACCTTGATCGAAATAGTGATGCTTTTAAACAAGCTGCTAAGGATGCCCAAGCATTAAATGCTCAGTTAGAGAAAACAAATAATGAAATAGCAGGTTTAAAGCTTGAAGATAAACTACAGGCTGCCGATGGTGCTATCAAAGTATTAGGTGGTTCTCTATCTTCTGTAGTAGGTACATTAGGAGTATTAGGGGTAGAATCAGAAGTATTTGGTGAATTTGAAGAGAAAGCAGCATCAGCCATTGCCGTAGGTATGGGTATTAAAGATGTATCAGAAGGATTCGGTCAGTTTACTACTGTCATGAAAAAGTCTGGTATTGCTGCTAAATTATTTGGTAATACAACCAAAACAGCTTTAATTGCCACAGGTGTAGGAGCATTTGTTGTTGCTTTAGGTACTATTGTTGCTTATTGGGATGATATTGTTAAAGGAGTTAAGAAAGCTGCTAATAGTTTTCCTCTTGTAGGTAAGGCTATCGAAACTATTAAAGAACAATTTAATAACTTAGTAGATGCGTTTAGACCTGTATTAGAGTTTTTAGGTATTCTTCCAGACGAAGCAGAAAGAGCTGCCATAGCTGTAGTAAAAGCTAATACTGTAATACTCGAAGAAGGTGAAAGAGAGTTAGCATTAGCTCAAGCAAGAAAAGCATCTGCTGAAGAGTTATTTAAGATAAGAGAAAAATTAGCCAAAGCAGAATTAGAAAGATTAAAAGCTGACGGTGCTGAACAAGAAGAAATATATAAAGCTGAAACAGAATTACTTGCCTTACAAGAAGCAGAAAGAACAAGGATAAAAGAAGAAGAAGAAGCTAAAAGACAAGAAGCTGCTTTAAAAGCAAGACAAGAAGAAATAGCTGGGTTTGAAAAAACTGCTGAGGTACTTGAAAAAGGTATTAAGGTTACCGGTGTATTAACTGGTGCTAAGTTAGGTTTAAAGTCTGCTGAAGATCAGTTAAAAGAAAGTGTTAAAGGTGTAACAGTTACTCTTACTGATGAGCAACAAGCTTATATAGATAATAAAAAAGCTATAGAAGCTAAAATTGCAAAACAGGAAAGAGAAAGAGAAGGATTAGCTGCTACCGGACAAGCATTAGGAGAGTTAGGTTCAGTATTAAATCAAGAGTCTGCTGCAGCTAAAGCATTAGCTATTTCATCGGCATTAATAAATACTTATCTCGGTGTTACAGAAGTACTTAGACAGAAATCTACCTTACCTTCACCATTTGACGTTATTGTAAAAGTAGCAAACGTAGCTACAATATTAGCATCAGGATTAAGTGCTGTTAAAAATATTAAAGCTACTCCATTAAAAGGTGGTGGTGGTGGAGGTTCTATGGGATCACCAAGAGGAGCTGCAACAAGTGCTGCTGCACCACAACAGGTACCAAGATTTGATGCTCCACAAACATTAACAGCAACACCAACAGTTAAAGCATATGTATTATCAGGAGATGTAAGATCAACTCAAGAAGCAGATGCAAAACTAAATGCAAGAAGAACACTTGCATAATAAAATAAACAAGTATGAAAATAATAGAATTAAAAATCGACGAATTAGATGACTTAACCGGGTTTGAAGCTGTAGCTTTAGTAGGACAGCCTGCCCATGAAGCACCTTTCTATGCTTTTAACGAAGGTGATGCTTTAGATCTAATAGAGTTCGAATTAATAAAAAATGCCGTACAAGAATTATTTGTTGATAGACTTCCTGGTGAATCTCAAGATGATTATGTAGCAAGATGCATTCCAGTACTGATAGATGAAGGATATGACCAAGATCAAGCTACTGCTATATGTTATGCCAGTCTTTCAAAAGAACGTCTCTCTCAAGAGTTTTCTTACTTTAATGACCTACCATCTAACGTACAGGATAACCTCTTGGAGACGTTAGCAAATAAAGGGATAAAAAGGGATACGCTTGAGTCTCAAGGGTATATCTTATTGGAAGAAGAAGATTTCATAAAAGATAAAGAAAAATTTAATTTATTACCTACTGCTGCAAGTGCTGATCCTAAAGGAAGTACTGCTGACATGAAAGGTAAATTTAAAATACTATATCAGTATAGAGGACCAAAAGACGAAAAGAATAGAGACTTCTGTAGAAGACTTTTAGATTTAGATTTACTATTCAGAAAAGAAGATATAGATCAGATGTCTTTAATAGGAGTTAACAGTGATTTTGCTGCTGCAGGTGCTTCTACTTACGATATTTTACAGTTTAAAGGCGGTATTCACTGTAGACACATATGGAAAAAGGTGTATACTTACCAAAAACAAGAGATGTCATCTCAAAAAACTTACAAACACAAGTTTGCAACTGATGGAGACAATCAGTTAATAGTGGGTCCTCTACTAATACCAGACAAACTTATATTTAGAATGGATGAAAACGGAGATCCTTACTTCGTTTACTTTTCCAAGGACACCGTTACACAGATAGCCAATAAAATGATGAGATCTAAACTGTTAGATCAAGTAAACTTAGAGCATAACCCAGAAGATAAAGTAGATGGGTATATGGTTGAAAGCTGGATTATAACAGATACTAAAAACGATAAGTCTAATGCTTATGGATTTAACTACCCAGAAGGAACTTGGATGGGAATGTATAAAATAGATAATTTATCAGATTGGAAAAAAGTAAAAGACGGGCAGGTAACTGGTTTTTCTATAGAAGGTTATTTTGCAGATAAACTTATACAAGCTTAATAATGGACATAGAAACACTCAAACTAAACATACTAAATATCTTTGCTTTATCTGTTCAGATGATGAATGTAGAAAGAGTAATTGCTATCGGTGTAGGAGTTACTGCACTTACTTACAATTTAATGAAGATTTACTCTTGGTTGAAAGCTAACGGTAAAATATAAATGGCAAAAGTTATTGCATTTATCCACAGAGATAAACCTAAAAAAAATAGACCAGGAATACACTCTAAGTCTAAATCCTCAAAGTTAAAATCAAGCAAAAACTATCTTAAACATTACAGAGGTCAAGGTAGATAAAAAGAAAAGGGCCGTAATTAAACGACCCTCAACTCAATGAAAAAAAGTATAACCCGGGTAGGCGTATCGTAGCGTGGTGTGAACTTACCTACCCATCTTACATAACCAAAAGATAAGAACCTCTTTTCATTTATACAACTATCTTTTTAATTTATCCCAAGTACAGTAGTAGTAACCGTATTGATCTTCACTATCATACTGTATGGTAAAACCATTCTTAATATAGAAAGGAAATAACTCTGGTTTAATCCAAGCTGATATACTAACATAACCATCTTTAAGTATATCGATCATTTTACTTCCTAATCCTGTTCTTTTTTCATTTACTACAAATCTTGATAAGTGGACATGATTATCTTCTTGTCTTTCTCTTATCCACATCCATCCTTTGTCTTTGTAGTTAATTACTGCACAGTTATCCATTCTGTCATAACCGTTTTGACTCCAATATAAATTGGCATCGTTGAAATATTGTAATGTTTCTGTCTTCATGATTATTATTGTTTTAAAGTGTTGTAAAATTGTTTTACTCTGTCTTGTACACTACCAGTTAAAGTAATAACAGGTAAGTTGTAAGTTTTTATATAGTATTCAAATAACTCCACTATTTCATTTCTAAATTTTTCATTATTACTTCTTATACCGTCATCTTCAATTGGTAATTCGTTCGGAAGATAGAAAATATGATCGTAAGAAAAAATTATTTGTTGTAAAACTTTAGTAGAGTAATCCATTACCCATTCATCGATTTTACCATTTTTGTATAACCAGTGGGTATAGCAAACAGCATCAATGATACATCTATCAGATACGAATTTAGGTTGAATGATATTACTAACATGAACGTTTATAGTTAGAAGCTGAGTGAGGTTGTCACCATTTTCGTTGATGACAATACCTCTCTCTTTTATGCTTCTTGTTAGCTCATCATTGAACACATATCCAGATAACACCCCATCCCTAAGTTCATCTTTCTTAATAGCGTTAAGTAAAGTTGACTTACCAGTAGATTGTGCTCCAGTGATAGCTATTTTCATATTAAGCTACCTTTTGGTTGTAAAGCTGATAAATAATAGCGTTGATTTTCTTAAACTGTCCAACAGTACCATCATCTACACTACACATCTGATCAATAAATGCTACATCTTCTTGTGGTAGGTTAAGAGTTTGTTTAGCTTTTGTTAACCTTGTAGCCATTTCATTGGTGATTGGTTGCCATTTAGTTTGCCCACTGTGTTCAAACTTCATGTAAGGATTTTCTTCAAACCAATCTTTGTTAAGTAGTGATTGTTTACCTCTGATGTTTAACTCAGTCTTGTGTAAAGAGTTAGCTTTAACCAAACTGTTAGCAATGGATGCAAAAGAATCAGCATAAGACCAGTTGTTAAAGTCGTCGGTTTTGTTTAACGAATCGGTAAGTTGTTCGATTACGTAAGTTAAATTACCAATTTGTGTAGAAAGGTTGGCAATTTGTTCATTTGTTTTACTCATTTTATTATTACTTCAGTATTATCTCCCTGTCGCCGGTTTGTTAAACTTATATATATAAATACAATGTAAGAACCTTTTCTTTAACTTCCAACTAATTAATCATTTTTTTTGTTTTCATTAGTATCTTTTATAAGACTTTGTATTTCGTCAAAGATCTTGTTAAGTCTTTGTTCAAATTCTTCCCAAGTTAAATTGTTATCTTTCATATCTTACTTTATGTATTATAATAATAATTAGTCACAGGATCCACAAAAATGAAAAAAAAATTTATTTTTTTGTTTAAAAGTTGGTACTCTGAGAAAAAGTTACTATATTAAGGTATAATAATAATAAAATAATTAAGGTTATGATAAACATTAGTAAACAAATTAGTTCAGAGAAATCATTCAAAACTATTAACAACAACTATCAGTATGCTGATATGTACGGTAAGTTATTAGGAAAGAGAAAAACTAAAGATTCAGTATTTTTAGTGGGTGATAGAAGTGTTTTAGTTCTTTCTGATAATACTGAAATTACTATGGCTCAGTATTCACAAAAGTTTATGACACAAGCAGAAAAAAAGTTTTGGGGTATAGTTGATGAGAAACTTACCTATCAAGAAGCAAAAGAGTTGTATCGTATGTTTTCACAACGTATGATTAAAGAAGATCTTCCGTGGGATGTTATGCTTAAGGTAGGAGCTGATATCAGAGGATTGGAAAAGTATATGACAGAAATAACAAAGTAAAAAAAAATTACACTGTATCATAGGTTTTTGGGTAAACCGTGATAATTATAATAAAGGAAGTGAGAGTCCTGTATAGTATTTTTAGAAGCCTCTTATAAGTGTCCGTCTCTCACCGGCCTTGTAAGGGGTTTCATTTTTAAACATAATAACATGGTAAATAATAAAGAAAAAAAATGGTCGTTAATTAAAAAAGAATGGATTGAAAACAAATCCTTAAACGACGAACAACTTGGAATGCTTATTCGTGCTTTAGTATGCTCAAGCATGCCTAAGGATGCTTACGTTAGTGGTATGTATGCTATAGCATTAGATGAGTATGCTCGAGTAAACAAGTTTAACCTTGAGCAAGCTCAAGCACGTAAAGAAAAAGCTAAAAAAGCAGCAGAAAGTAGATGGAATAGTATGCCTAAGCATGCTCAAGCATCCTCAAGTATGCTAAACGATGCCATTATAGATATAGATATAGATAAAGGTATAGATATAGATAAAGAGATAGTTATAGATAGAGTTAAAGAGTTTGATAAAATATTTGAATAAGATGAGAAAGATAGTATACTTGTTAATAAGCTTTATGGTATTGTTAACCTCTTGTTCTAAGCAAGAAGATATATGCGGTGTAATTCTTGGTGGTTACAGTGAATGGAACGATTACTACCTTGAGTACAATTATTACTTCAGACTGGATGTAGATAATAAAGCTCAGGTTGATGAGTTAACATTTAACTCTTTCTCTGTAGGAGATTATATATGTTTAGATTATTAAGATATGGAAGTAAGTAAACAAATCCTTCAGAAAGTACAATCATTAGGTGATGTAGTTTTTTACTTATACGAGATTGTAGGTAAGAAAGTAGGTGTAACTATGAACTTCTCTCAGAGACAGCATTTTCAGAGAGATAAAGGAGAAATGATTATCCTTGGTGAATATACAGACATCTTTACCGTAAGTGATATCGAACGAGAGTTACAAGCAGAGAAAGGATATCACGTTGATAAAGACCCATACTGGTATACAGTCTTAGTACAAAACCCTAAAAGCTGTACAAAAGAGGCTATAGCCAAGCAAGTAGCTAATAATGACTACAGAAAAGCTTCTATAGGTACAACCAGAAAGTTTTCACAAGAACAGGTGATATGTATAAGAGAGGAGTATAAACAAAACAAAACTCTATCAGCTAACGATCTGGCAAAAAGGTATAACGTTTCTTTATATACTATGACAAGTTTGATAGAGGGTAGAAAATATTCAGAGATACCTGGAAGTGTAAAAATAAGAAGAACAATTTCTTTGACATGTCCACATTGTGGTAAAACTATATCTGGATCTGGTTCAGGAAACTTTTATAGGTGGCATGGAAATAACTGTAAAAACAAATAACATGGAAACAAAAATATGTACAAAGTGTGGTAAAAACTTACCCATAACAGAATACTATACAATAAAAAGTAAGTATGCAAAAACGTATACATACAATTACTGTCGCAAATGCCATTATGAAAAGATGACTAAACATACGGCTCACAAATGGAGAAAGGATAATCCTAAACGTTGGAGTAAGGATGTTCAAAAAGCTCAACAGGCAATGTTTGGTAGAGACCGTAAAGGAGTGTATCTGCTTGTAACTACTAAAGGTTTATATGTAGGTAGTACCGATAAGTATGAACACAGAATAAAACAGCATAGAAACAGTGATTTTAAGGGTAATATGAAACACAAAGGAGCATTTGTAATTTATGCTATTCTGTTAGAAGAGATAGATAGTAAAAGAAAGAGATTACAAAGAGAAAAGTATTGGATAGCAAAACTTAGACCAAGATTAAATATAGTTTACAACCCAGACTACCAGAAGACATACTTAGGAAGTTACGAAAAAAAGTAAAACTCTCGGTCTTAGTTACTCTACCTATTTATGAATATTAAGGCTATCACAAAGATAGTGTAATTATTTATTAACCTATTAATTTTTTCTTATGAACAAAGAGGAATTAAAAACATTGGTTAAAAAATACTTTAATTTGACGGAAAATATTACAACTGAAAATAACGAAGAAGTGAAAGAGCAATCTTTTACTGAAGCTACTCTTGCTGATGGAACCAAAATTACCAATATGGTAGATGGAGATTTCGAAGTAGGACAAACTTTACATGTTATTACAGAGTCTGGTGAACATGTGTTAGCTCCATCCGGGGAACATACCACAGAATCAGGTATTGTAATCACCGTTGATGGTGAAGGTATTATAACCGGTGTTCATCACCCAGACTCAGAAGGAGATGGTTCATTAGCAGAACAAGAAATGGCTGCTGAAGAAACAACTACTGAAGAGAATAAAACAGAACTGGCCGAAGAAGAAGTAATCGAAGAGGTTGCTATGGAGGACGGTGATGTAAAAGAAGCTATTATTGAGGCAATTGCTGAAGTAGTAGCACCAGAAATCGAAGCTATGAAAAAGAAAATGGCTGAGATTGAGGAAGCAATGAAAGAGCATATGAGTGCTCCAGCTGCCCAACCAACAAAAGAGTCTAAATTTGCTAAAGAAGGAAGTTCGTTAGATTTTTTATCTACTAACTACAACTTTAAAAAAGCACAATTAGACGCAATTTTAAATAAACGTAAATAACCTATAAAATTTAAACACTATGGCATTAAATGTCTCGGCTTTAAATGATTTCTCAAATGAGGTAGCTGGTAAAGTAGTACCAAGAATGGTATTCGAAGGATATACTACTTCTGTGCTTCCTATCCAAACTGGAATCAAATATCAAGAGCCACTTAACATTTTTGACACTACATTAGTAGTTCAAACTGGAGATTGCGTATCGACTCCTTCTGGGTCTTTCACTGCAACTCAAAAAACTATTACTGTTACCCAAAGAACTTCTTTCGATGGTCTTTGCTTGGATCAACTTAACCCTAAATACTTAGGTATCTCTGCTTTAGATGCGGGGAGTTATAATGAAACTTTCAAATTAGCTGAAGTTTACACATCTCAGATTGTAAATCAAATGAAGAAAGACGACGACCTTTGGTTGTGGAACTCTTCTAACCTTGGCGGTCTTACTTCTGTAGCTTCTGGATCTGTATTAGTTCCTGAAGGAACAGGATCATTTACTTCTACTACTGCATTAGACGTATTAGATGCTTATATCGCTGATATTCCTTCTGATATTGCAGACCGTGATGATTTGACAATTTGGATGTCAGTTTCTAACTTCCGTCAGTACATTGCTGCACTTCGTAAAACTAACAACTATTACGATGGTTCAGTAGATGGATCAAGAGCTGCTCAAGGTACTTTAATGTCTCAGTATCCTTTTGCTAACGTAAAAGTAGTAGGTACTCCTGGTATTACAGGTGGAAGAATCGTATTAATGCCTGATGCTTATGCTGTGGTAGGTACAGATTCTTTAGAAGATATCGACAACTTCCAGTTGTTCTACGATATCAACTCAGATCAGCTTAAACACCGTCTAAAACATAAGTTAGGTGTTGCTGTAGCTTTCCCTGAGTATATTCTTACAAATAACTTATAAGAAGCAATAATAAGGGCCGGCTTATTGGTCGGCCTTTTTTTTAACTAATTTAAAACATATAAAAAATGGCATGTAGTTTAACTTCAGGTATAAGTTTACAATGTAGAGATAATATTGGTGGTATTGACGCTATCTATATTTTATCTGGATCTGTAAGCTCTATTACCGATAGTGCAGGTGCTATTTCTGACATTAATGGATCTGGAACTTTCTTTAAATTGAATCTTCAGAGAGGTGTAGGTGATTATACCGAAACACCAACTCCATCGTTAGAAAATGGAACCGTGCATTATGTACAAACAATCAACGTGGCATTTCCAAAATTAGATGCTTCTTTAAGAAATCAAGTGAAAGTGCTTGCACAATCACCTGACTTGAAAATCGTAGTTCAGACCGCAAATGGTGCTGACGACAACGTAGGAAAATTCTTCTACGTAGGACGATATAGAGGAGCAACTCTAACAGGAGGTGCTGGAACTACTGGAGCTGCATTCTCGGATGCTAACCAGTACTCACTTACTTTTGAAGCAAACGGAGAACCTTACCCAGCAGAAGAAATCACCACATCAGGTGCTTTAACTGACGCTTTAACAGGTATCACTGTAGCATAAATTAACTTAGAAACAGGGGTTAGGTTTTAGGCTTAATCCCTTTTTCTTATATTATAAGTAATGATAAACTTCTACAGAAATAATCCTACTAATACGTTTGCAGTATACCCTGACTATACATCGTCATATTCTAATAGACCGGACGTTAGGTATACTTTTACTTTAGATCAGGATTATGATAGGAGTTTAACTACCTTTACCGGGTCTTTAATTAATACACCAACCAGAGTTAATCCAAGACTTGTATTTCAAGTAACAGGTTCAGCAATACCTGAATGGAGTGGTTTATATACGTTTACTTTACAAGAATCATTAAAAGTATCGTATAAGTGGGGACAAGCTCATTTTATTTGGAACGACTATCATGTTAGATGGTCAGAATTAAACAACGACATTAGTCAATCACTAATAGACTCAGATAGAGCTAAAGTATCTGGCAGTGATGCAATAAACTTTCAATCATATACAACTTCATCTACAGAATATATTTATGATAGTGGATCAACACCACCAGACAACATACAGTATACAGGTTCAGTACAAACTGGAGCTTACATAACATATCATTAAAATGGCAAATAAAACAAATACAAATAAGATGCACTTTGCTAAGCTTGAGAGGTTTGCTACACCTCTTTTGTCATATAAAGAAAAATCTGATGGTAAGTACGTTCGCAGTGGGAATGATAATAATTTTCCACAACATATAATCGAATTATATAACAGATCATCAATACATGCAGCAGCAGTAAATGCAATCGTAGAAGCAATTGTAGGAGAAGGACTTACTGCAAATCAAGAAACATTTTTAGATAAAGCCAATCATCATAACGAAACATGGAACGATATATTCAATAAAGCTGCTTTAGACTTTTATTTACATGGTTCATTTTCTTTAGAGATTATTTGGTCAAGAGACAGAAGTAAAATAGCAGAAGCATATCACATTGACTTCTCTACTATTAGAGCACAAGAAAAAGATCATAGAGGTCATATACCAGGATACTACATATCAGAAGAATGGAAAAAATACAGTGAAGTAGGAGAAGATGTTCATTACCTACCTGTATTTAACCCTATGTTAAAACAGGATCAACCTTCTCAAATATTTGTTAGTAAATCATATAGACCTGGACAACAATATTATCCGCTGCCTGTTTATATGGGAGCGTTAAAAGTAATTAGTTAGATACAGCAGTAGATAG